ATTACACTTGATGAAGGTCTTGTTCCGTTTGAGATGTATGATTTTCAAAAGGACATGATTAAGACGTTTCATGATAATCGTTTCGTTATCGTTAAATGTCCACGACAGGTCGGTAAAACAACAACTGCAATTTCGTATCTATTGTGGTGTATTCTTTTCCAAGATTCATACTCTGTGGCCGTTCTTGCTAACAGAAGCAAGACTGCTATCGGTATTCTTGGTAAGTTACAGACAGCCTATGAGAATCTACCACAATGGTTGCAACAAGGCGTTGTTGAATGGAACAAGTCACGTATTGAATTAGAAAACGGTTCAGTCATTATTGCAGACTCAACATCATCTGCTGCATCACGTTCTGGTTCTTTTAACATTGTGTTCTTAGATGAGTTCGCTTTCGTACCATCAAACATTGCATCTGAATTTATTACGTCAGTTTATCCAGTTATTACTGCTGGTACCAAAACAAAGATTCTAATGGTGTCTACACCAAACGGCATGAATCTTTTCTACAAATACTGGAACGATGCAGTAAACAAACGAAACAACTACGTGCCGTTTGAAGTTCACTGGTCTATGGTACCAGGTCGTGATGAGGACTGGAAAGAAGAAACAATCCGCAACACATCTGAACGTCAGTTCCAGCAAGAGTTTGAAACTGAGTTCTTGGGTTCTACAAACACACTCATCTCTGGTCTGAAATTACAGAGTATGACATATAAAGAACCTATTGCGGTTCACGATATGTTGAAGATATACAAGGCACCAGTCAAAGGAGACAAGCCTCACCTGTATGGAATATTTGTTGACGTATCAGAGGGCAAAGGCCTTGACTGTTCTACGTTCTCGGTCATTGACTTGTCGTCTATGCCATATGAACAAGTTGCAACCTATAAGAGTTCATCTATCTCACCTTTGTTATTCCCAACCTACATTCACGATGCAGCCAGATTGTATAACGATGCATACATCTTGGTAGAAATCAATAACACTCCACAGGTTGCAGACATTCTACACGCAGATTTAGAATACGAAAACCTTTGGAAAATATTTACCGGTAATAAGAAACCACAACAATTGTCTGCCGGTTTTGCAAGAGGTGTTCAATTAGGTTTGAAAATGTCCACTCAAGTTAAACGAATCGGTTGTTCTAACTTGAAAACATTGGTAGAATCAGACAAGTTTATTATCAATGACTTTGATACCATTTCAGAATTGACTACTTTCGTGGCTCAAAAGAGTTCTTTTGCGGCTGAAGCAGATGCAAATGACGATATGGTCATGGGTCTGGTGACTTTTGCATGGGCAACTACTCAAAAATACTTCAGAGAAATCGTTGCACATGATGTTCGTAAACAACTCCAACTAGAAACCATGAATCAATATGATGAAGAAGTTCTTCCTGCACCAATTATTGAGAACGGCAAAGAACATGATTTTATACTTGAAGGTGGAGATGTGTGGGAAAAGGCAGATTCTGGCCAGACTTATGCTGGTTATTTTAAAGAAATTCAAAGGTAAGCTGTAAAACTGTTGTATCATAAATATCAGTATGGTACGGTAACTACTGCCAAACTAACATAATAATTCAAGGAGAAATAAATGGCAATTCAATTGTCTCCAGGCGTAAATGTATCTGAAATCGATTTAACAACAATCGTACCTTCAGTATCTACATCAGCCGGTGCCTTTGCTGGAAATTTTGTATGGGGTCCAGTCAATAAGAGAGTATTAATTCCAGACGAAATCACTTTAGTGAAGATGTTCGGTAAACCAGACAGCAATACGTATGTGTCATTCTTTACTTGTGCCTCTTTCTTGGCATATGGTAACAATCTGACACTAGTTCGTGCAGCAAACACAAACAGTTATAATGCAGATGCAAACTCATCTCCATTTAGTCTAAGTTTAACAATTCCAAATCCTGATGTGTTTGAAGCTTCTTACAAAAATCAAAACAACAGTAACCTATATGGTCCATTTGTTGCAAGATACCAAGGTGCATTGGGTAATTCATTGACTGTTTCCGTTTTGGATGCAGGCGTTGTTCAAGCAAACGGTGTTCCTTACTCAAACAATTTTAGTTCATGGGCATATGCAGGTTCATTTAACGGTGCACCTAACACATCTACACAAGCAGTTAATGCAGGTGGTTCATACGATGAAATGCACATTGCAGTTGTTGATTCTGGTGGTTTATTCACTGGCACCAAAGGTACTATTTTAGAAGTATATCCGTATGTGTCTAAGGCATCTGATAGTGTTGATCCATTAGGCAACTCAAACTACTACAAAAACGTTATCTTTAATAAGTCTCAATACGTATATGCAATCGATCCTGTAAACTACACATCAACTTACCTATCATGGGGTGGTTTATCTGGTACCAACTTTGTATTGACTTCAGGTCCAGTAACTTCTGCCTTGAGTGGTGGCGCTGATGCATCTATTCAACAAGCAGACATTAGTAATGCATACTCATTATTAACAAGCAAAGAAGATGTTAACATTGACCTAGTATTCACTGGTGACGGTGGTGTTGCAGGTTCAGGTGGTGCAATTAGTTCACCAGTTACTACACAACAATACGCTATCAACTCAATTGCTGGTACACGTGTTGACTGTGTGGCCTTCATTTCACCTCCATCATCTTCTGTTATCAACGTTCCAGGTCAAGAATCTGGATTGATTACTAACTGGTACAACTCACTAGGCATTGCACCAACTCCAGGTTCATATGCAGTTGCTGACTCTGGTTGGAAGTATATGTTCGACAAGTATAACAACGTGTATCGTTATGTGCCATTGAATGGTGACACTGCCGGTCTATGTGTATATACAGACCAAGTTCGTGACCCATGGTTCTCACCTGCTGGTTTCAACCGTGGTGCAATTAAGAACGCAGTTAAGCTTGCATGGAATCCTAACAAAACATACCGTGATGCACTATATCAACTTGGTGTAAATCCAGTTGTTACTTTCCCTGGACAAGGTACAATCTTGTTTGGTGATAAGACAATGCAATCTAAACCATCTGCATTTGACCGTATCAATGTTCGTAGATTGTTCTTGGTACTAGAGAAATCAATTGCTAAGGCAGCACAATACTCATTGTTTGAATTTAACGATGAATTTACACGTGCTCAATTCGTTGCTCTTGTAACTCCATTCTTACGTGATGTTCAAGGCCGCCGTGGTATTACCGACTTCCGTGTTGTTTGTGACACTACAAATAATACTGGTGAAGTTATTGATTCTAACAGATTCATTGGTGATATCTACATCAAGCCTGCACGTTCTATCAACTTCATTCAGCTGAACTTTGTTGCAGTTAGAACTGGTGTTGACTTTACAACAGTCGTTGGTAAGTTCTAATAAATAACTAACGAATAGGAGAAAACAATGGCATTTAATGTAGCAGAATTTAGAGCACAACTAGTTGGTGACGGCGCCCGTCCTAATCTGTTCTCATGCTCAATGGCCTTTCCAGCCATCGCAACGGCTGGTGGTCCTGTAGCAAGTCAGAAATTAACTTTCTTGGCAAAATCAGCACAGTTGCCAGGTTCTACAATCGGTCAAGTTCCACTTTACTACTTTGGTCGTGAAATGAAATTTGCTGGCAATAGAACCTTTGCCGACTGGACATTACAAATCATCAACGATGAAGATTTTGCAGTGAGAACTGCACTTGAATCATGGATGAATTCTATCAGTAGTCACGCCACAAACGTGCGTAACGGTGCGGCCGCAAGTCCTTCTGGTTACACTACTGATGCAACAGTGACACAATACAACAAAGAAGGTGGCGCAATCCAGACTTATAACTTTGTTGGTATGTTCCCACTTGATGTTGCACCGATTGACCTGGATTGGGGAACAAATGACGCTATTGAGGAATTCTCAGTGACATTTGCATACCAATACTGGACAAACGTTAAGAGCACAACTTAATTTTTATTTTATAAGGGGGTTAATCACCCCCTTTATGTTTTTTTGAATTGAACTAGGACACCATGGCAAATAACAATAAATTCTCTCTTTTTGGTTTTACCATATCTCGTCAAAAAGGTGACGATGAACAAGCGGTACAACCATCTTTCTCGCCACCGAATAATGACGATGGCGCATTAACTATTACGTCTGCGGCTTACTATGGTACGTATGTTGACCTAGATGGTAGTGCAAAGAATGAAGTAGAATTAATCTCACGTTATCGTGAAATGGCTATGCAGCCAGAAATTGAATCCGCTATCGATGATATTGTCGGTGAAGCAATCTGTCAAGACGATGATGGTAAAAATATTAAGATTGTTCTGGATGATTTACAACAACCAGAAAAAATCAAAGCAGCAATTAGAAAAGAATTCGGTTTCATTTGTAAGTTGTTGAACTACAACAACATGGCCCACGATATCTTCCGCCGTTACTATGTCGATGGTAGAATGTATTATCATATCATTATTGACCGTGATAATCCTGCACAAGGTATCAAAGAGTTACGTTACATTGACCCACGCAAACTACGTAAAGTGCGTGAAGTCAAAAAGAAAAAAGATGAACGTACCGGCGTAGAGGTAATGAATGTCGTTAACGAATATTACATCTTCAATGACAAAGTTACTACCGGATCTTCTTCTAACTTTGGTCCTGTTGGTGTTCGGATTACTACCGATTCTATTATTTCTGTTGTATCTGGCCTTATGGACTCTCGCCGTGCTGTAGTGTTATCATACCTGCACAAGGCAATAAAACCATTGAACCAGTTACGTATGATTGAGGATGCGACAGTTATCTATCGTATCTCAAGAGCACCTGAAAGACGTATCTTTTACATTGACGTTGGTAATCTACCAAAGTTAAAGGCAGAACAATACCTACGTGACATTATGGTCAAGTATAAAAACAAACTTGTCTATGATGCTAACACTGGTGAAGTCCGTGACGACCGTAAGTTCCTATCAATGATGGAAGACTTTTGGTTGCCACGTAGAGAAGGTGGCAAGGGCACAGAAATCTCTACACTGCCTGGTGGTCAAAACTTAGGTGAGTTAGAAGATGTTAAGTATTTCGAAAAGAAACTATATAAAGCGTTAAACGTTCCAGTTTCACGTTTAAATCCAGAAAATTCTGGTTTCTCTCTTGGTCGTACCAATGAGATTACACGTGATGAGTTGAAGTTTGCAAAGTTTGTTGACCGTATGCGTAACAAGTTTGCAGATTTATTTGACCAAGCACTACGTGTTCAATGCGTTCTTAAAGGTATTTGTACCGCAGAAGAATGGTTGGATATGAAAGAGCATATATATTTTGACTTCATTAAAGACAATAACTTTACTGAGTTAAAAGATGCCGAATTAATTAAAGAAAGATTATCTCTATTGGCTGGTGTTGATCCTTATACTGGTCGTTATTTTTCCCAACGTTGGATTCAACAAAACGTGTTGCGTCTAACTGATGATGAAATTAAGAAGATGCAAGATGAGATTGATGAGGAAAAAGAACTTGGTCTAGGCCTACCTGTTGGCGTTACGAATGATGTGGCACAACAAATGATGATGAGCAATGTGCCTCAGCAACCACAGAATCCGGCAGACCAGGAAGACGAATAAAGTATAAATAAATAAGTAACTCACAGGAGATAGAAATGGCAGATTATTCAACAAGAAATATTATAGATTACGCACAAGACCAAGACGGTGTAGAATTCCGTAAAGAGTTGTATGGTGCGATTCACGATAGAGTAGCCGCACACTTAGAAGCAGCAAAGATTGCTGTTGCACGTAGAATGATGAATATCGAAGAACCTGAAGATGATGAAGAAGATTCAGAAGAATCAGACGAACAAAATACAGGTGAATAATAAATGGCAAATAAATTTACATATCAAGTCCTAAGAGATACGGTACAAGATTGTATCATCAAAATCACTGGTGTGTTTGATGGT